TCAGGCCATCTTCGCAGTCGGGACGTGCAATCGCACGCCGCTGACTGGCACATCCCTCCGCTTGATGTAGTCCTCGGTCATGGCTGGCGTAGAGTGCGCTGCAGCCTCCTGAAGCGCCTTGATGTCGTAGCCAGCCTTGGCCGCGTCAGTCAGCGCCTTGGCGCGAATCATCTTGATCGTGTATCCCTCGTCGGTCAGCTTTGCGCGCACACACGCACGCCTCCATGCCGATCGGATGCTCGTCGCCTCGTACGGCTTCGCGCGCCCCCTCGTATCCACCGTGCGGAATACCGGCGAATCTCCGATGTACTGCACGCCGCCGTTCAGCTCCTTGATGCGATCCAGCACTGCGGCGATTTCCGGCGATATCGCGAAGTCAACGGCGATGCCGCTCGAATCCTCAGTCTTGCTCGGCAGGAAGTGAATGACGCCAGCTTGCCGGTCAACCTGCGACCATTTGAGCATGCGGATTTCGGTCGAACGTTGGACGGTCAAATAGCACAGATCAACGAAGCACTGCATGAGCGCCCCCTTGCCGATCCGGCGCTCGATCAACTTGCCGTCTGCGCGCTCAGCGGTGTACGAGTCCATAGCCGATCGGATGGCCGCGAAATGCGCGTCCGTGATGTAGGTGGCGTTGGGCTTCGGCTTCTTGAGCTTCACCTCGCGGCATGGATTCACGCTGATTCGATTCGTCTCCACGCACCACTGAAAGAAGCCCGATAGGAACGCGCGCATGACGCGTTGCATCGGCAGCTTCTCGGCGTACTTGACCTTCAGCCAGTGGCTGACGTGCGCCGGCCGAACGTTCTTCACGTCGACGTTGCGAAAGCCGTTACCCGCATACTCGCCGTATTTCGGCCACGCCTTCTCGCGGTGCTGGTGCGCGTGCGTGCGGACATAGATGTCGATCAGGGGCCGCATGTCTCCCGAACCTTCCGGGCGCTCTTGCTTCTTGCGCTCCTCCGACAGACGATCGACAAGTTTCGTCTCGCCCTCGTCGATGGCGCACAGCCGTATCCATTTTCCTGCCCGCGGCTCGATCCAATACCAGGCGCCGTGCTTTGCGTGCACGCGCGGGTATTTGGCCTTTTTGCGAGTTGCCATGATCAGTCGAAGCAAAGGTCGATGTGCGGCATTTCGGCGCCATACGTAACGGATTCCGTGATGCCGGCCTTCTTCTTGATGAGCGCGTCGAACGTGCTCCACGTCATGACGATATGACCATCGTCATTGCGAACGACATCAATGCCGAATGTCGTCTTGAACCACTCAGCCTGTTTCGAGTATCGGTGCCGGCCGGTGGCGGCGACGAGCTCGGGGCCTGTCATCAATCGCGTGTCCATCACCCCTCCGATTTACCGAGAGCGCGGATAGCGTCTGCGCAGGCTGCGCCCGTCTCGTAGCTGATCGCGCTTACTGAGCGCATGTGATCGCAGATTTTCGCCGCCTCTTCGATCGCCACGGTCCGCGCCGCTTGCCAGACGCGCCACGCCTTGGGCTTCTCGATCAGGTCGATGGCGTGCTCGCGGCAGAAGTCTTCGAACGCTTTGCGCTGGCTCATGGTTTGGCCTCGACGAGACGAATGGGGACGATGGACCAATCATGCGTTGCCTTGATCTCGGCCTTCGTCTTGCCGTTTTCCTTTTCGACCTCGCGCCAGGCATGGGCTTCGTTCGGCCATGTGCGCGGCCACAGGTAGCCGTTCCAGTTGTGCTTGACGGTCCAGAACACGTTGTTCTTGTTGCTCATCATCCCTCCCCGCCGTCACGCTGCGCGATAGCGGTGTCGATGGCTTCGTCCAGGCGTTCATCCGTAGGGCAGTCGGTGCCGTAATGAACTCTCGACTTGCCGCCGGCCACCACGAACAATTCCGATTCGTTCCATTGCTGCTCACGCAGCCACCGATACCGCGCCGCGTCGCGTGCGTTGAGCCGGTCAGCAGCCTGCGCGACCGCCGCAAGCTCTTCAATGATGGCCGATGCCGCGGTTAAGTCATTCATGCGGCCAAAGTGATCGCGCGCCCATTCCGGCACGCCGTCGCGCCACTGACCGTGTGCGCGCAGATGGAGCCATTCGGCGTAGCGCGGGGTATCGCTCGCCCCATCATCGGCGGCAGGGGCGGCGGTATGTGCGGAGAGCATTGCGCATATAGCCTCACGATGCGTCTGAGAGATAGCCATCGAGCGCCGATCGTGAGCCGGAATGCCTGGGTCGTATGTAGCGGCGAGGGCGCGCAACGCAGTCTGCTGAGACTCTCCTTTTTCTGATAGTTCCATCAACTCGGTACAACGGCAAAGTAGATCCGTCAGCGCTGCACTCGCCACTACGGGGGCGGCATAGCCAAGGGCCGCGCCGATATTTCGGTACAGTGCTACGGCTTCATGCCGGTAAAGTTGGAAAGGTCGGCCCGGACCGATCGCCGTGTGATACAGCGCATCCTGATCCGGATAGTCGACGCGCTTGCACGTGTGGTCACCGAGACGCGTAGTGACGGCTGCTTCATCTTCCGCCACTACGGGGGCGACGGGAACAGCGAAGAATTCGGAAAGCATAAAGCGAACGTTTTGCGCCGTTTCGAGTGCCTTGGCCAGCGTGCCGTGCGAATCGGACTTCATGCGATCACAGATCAATTCGTCTACCTTGGCGAGCATTTGATCAAGCGTTCTGGCGAGCATCTTGTCGTGCTCCACCTCACCCCGCGATCCCTCAACAGCATCGAGCAATTCGCGGACGACGCGGGCGGCTAGGGTGTCGTAGCAATACAGCTTTCTCAGTTGAACGGCGGTCATGCCGCCATAGGTTTTGTCGGTCATGGCGTATCTCCGAGCATCCAATCGATCCATTGGATGCGCTGCGCTCTACGTTGGTGAGCCGTCTTCGGACGTTGTGTCGGCGCGTGTTCTTCAGACCAGCCTTCGAGCGTGCCATGCGGGTAAATAGCGTTCATCACAAATACCCGAAGGTCGAGGCATGCTTCCTTGACGGCTAGATCGTCGACCCCCGGCTCTCCCCTGTAGAGGATTTCGCTGATGACACAGCTGAGTGCGTAGCACAGGTAGTTCTCTTCCCCGCGCTTGAGCACTTTACGCGCGCGTTCGAGCGCGATTCGCTGGTACTTGTTCATGTTCAGTCCTTGGCGGGTTGAGCGGGCTGCGGTGCGGCGATGGCGCGAGTCGCCGATAGCGCGACGCGCATCGCGTCAGGGGCGGCCAGAGTCCCCTTATGCTTGCGCTGATATGCGTTGTAGGCGGTGCATGCGGCGATTACTGCGCGCTCCTCCGTCAGCCCCGGCGCTTCCGCTTGCTTGGGGGCGGCAGCTTGGGGTGCGGCGTCGGCGAATGCGATCGGCCGGACCGGATAGTGCGATGGCCGATCGGCGTCTAGCGTGTCGACCGTGTTTGCCCACAGCGCGCCGTGGATCGGGTGAATCGGCACATACGCTACCGGCTCGCTCGCCTGCTGCGCATCCCATGCCGCAGCCTTGCGCGCGAGTTCGTCGAAGGCGGCGAGCTCGCCGCCTGCACGTTCCGAGATTTCGGCCGTCATTCCATATACACCAGCCAACTCAGCGTATTGATGCGCCCAATAAAAATCGATGCGGTTTCGCAGATCCTCAACGGTCACAGGCTTAGTCATGATTGCTCTCTCTCGTGCATGGTCGCGTGTTCGTCGATGTGCGATATGCGGTCCCAAAACGGCACGTAGGCGTCCGTCTCGGGCTCGGGAATGGGAACTCGTTTCACTGCGGCGAGGACCCACCGAAGGCCGAACGCGACGAGCACGAGCAACGCGATCAGAAGCAGGTACGTTTTCATGTGGGCCTCGCGTGCGTTACTTCGTGGCGCCGACTTGGATCATGGGAACGCCGCCGGCCATCATGTAGGTCGGGTAATGGCCGTCCCATTTGTCGATCTTCATCTTCTCGATCAGCGATGGATTCGCGGCGAGCGACTGGCCGAGAATGTCATTGGCCTTCGCGGTGTTCTGCGCGACCTGCAATGCGGCTTCGCTCTCGACGACGCGTTTTTGCGCTTCCCACTTCGTCTGCGCGATTTCGTTCTCGACGCGCATGGCGTTCTGCTGCGCGGTGATCTTCGCCTCGATCGCGTCATTGAATTGCTTGCTGAACTGAAAGTCGACGATGTTCACCGCGCTCACGTTGACGCCGATGTTCTTGAAGCGGTTGAGCAACGCCTCGCGCACTTCCTGGCTGACCTGATCGCGACGTTGAATCAGGTCGGTGGCCTCATACCGAGCCGCCACAGCCTTCACCGTGTCGTGCACCGCCGGATCCATGACCTGCGTCCACGGATCTCCGGCAAGCGTCGAATACACGCTGACTGCCGCGGCCGGAAGGATGTTGAAGTTGACAGAGACCTTCATGTCGACCTGCTGCAGGTCCTTCGACGAGCCAGCGACTTCTGACTCGGCTTTGTAGACGCCCACATAGACGTTGTGCATCGTCTGCGAGATCGGCATACGAAAATGAATGCCGGGCTCGTAGATCGTCGATGAAGGCGCTCCGAACGATGTCATGACGCCGACGTTACCGGCTGGGACCGTGGCGAACGGGAAAAGGAAAATGAGAACGACGATGACGACCAGTGCGAGCACGGCGCCGGTAATGATCTTGCCTACGCCGAATTCGCGCGGTTCGTTGTTGGAGCGGACGCGTTGATTAATTGTGGACATCTGAGTCTCCGGTGAGTGGGTGCGTTACGCGTCGATGCGCGTGTCGTCGGTGGCGAGGTCGGAACCGGCGAACGGATCGCCGTCTTCGTCGGATTCCTCCTCGTCGAACAGGCTCGGCGCCTTCTCGGGCGGGATCAGGTCGATGAAGACCTCTTGTTGCAAGCGCTGCGCAATGCGGCCGTGATCGATTTCGTTGAGCGGATGCGCACTGACCTTGAACTGAACGCCGACATTTCCGCCTTCCTGCGTGACGAAGTGGATGTCTTTCAGCGTGCACTCCGAGAGCAGCACATCGTCCTTGCCCGTCGCGCCGATCCGGATGCGCAACTGATAGCCCGCGTACTTCTGGCTCCACGCGAGATTGCGCATGAACGGGAAGCGCACTTCGTTGAGTTCCTCGGTTTCGAGCGGCAATGCGCCGGGCGACGGCATCGGCTTGCGATACAGCGTCGTGCGCAGCATCGTGTCGAACTGGTCAAGCAGCGCGCCGGAGCCGACGAGAAACAGTCCGATGCTGATCGCAGGGATGCGTTCCTTCCCGTGCTTCTCCGAGACGTTCGTCGCAGATTTGATCTTGGCGAGGTGATTGCTGACGTTGAACATGCGTGGGCTCCTAGAGATAGGCGAACTCGACCTTGAGTTCCGTGACTGCGTAGACTTCGATGTCCTGCGTGAAACGGCTGTGTTCTTCGACGCTCATGCGCGTGGTGCTCATCGCAACGAGGCGACCACCCGGGCCTTCCTCGCGCGGCGCAAAAAGGTCCTTCAGGTGCTCGTGCCAGATGTCCACGTCGAACTGACGCGCGATGTCGCTGCCCTCGGGCTTGATCCACGCCTGTTCGCTGATCGCTTGCACGAGGGCGAAATAGCGCTTGTGCTGGGCTGACGTACGCTTGGCCTTGTGCTCGCTCACGGTGACCGCCAGAGGCTTGCCAGCAGCCGCCATATCGCGCCAATGGGCCTTCAGCAGATCCCACAGCGAATGCGCGTTCGTGTCGTTGCGCAGAACGAAGGTCTTCGAGAGCGTGTTCATGCGGCTTTCCTCAACGTGGACACGTAGCGATCGACACGCGCATTGAACGCGTTCAGCTTCTCGATCATCGATTCGATAAAGTCGTCGTTGCGCTCGATGCGCTTGACGTAGAGGTCGCGGCCAGCCTTCTCAAGCGCGGGCACGTACATGATGAAATCGATGTACTTGCGGTTGGTCAGCCACAGACCGCCTTGCAACTGGTGGTCGTATTCCGACGTGTCGCCCGTCTCGATCATCTCCATGATCTTGACCGTATCGACCGGGCACTTGATCTCGATCGCGCCATCTCCGTCATCGAGCAGGCCATCGGTCGAATAGCCAAAGCGACGATCGTCAGTCAGCACGATTCCGGACTCGCGCACAAGCTTGCCGGTCTGCATCTCGTATGCGGCCCGCGCGCGCCATTCGAGCTCGTGTCCGCGATCAAGCGTCCATGCCTTAATCGGTTCGCCGTATGGCTCGCCGCTGATGATCTCGATGGCAAGCTCGATGGCGTACTTGTCCGATTCCTTCGTCGGGTCGCCAGCCTTCTTACTGCCGCTCGTGCGCGTGAGCACGGAAATAGCATCCGCAAAGCGCGAAGCAGTCGTCGCGCCAGAGCGCGCTTGTAGCCATTCCGGAGTGCCTTGTTGGGCTTCGACGAGGATCATTGCTCGTCTCCTTCGGCGGCTTGCTCGGCGCGCATCTGGCGATCGAAATCAGCCTGCAAGTCGTCGGCCGGAACCTCGCGCGCCTCGACGTCGATCGCGCCCTCGTCTTTCTTCTTGCCGGACTTCAATTCGACACCACGCGCGCTGACGGCATCCTTGAACTGGTTGTACGCGCGCAGGTCGCCAGTCGGCTTGATGACCGCCAGGCCATCGGTCCAGACCTTCGTGAGTTCGTCCGAAGAAACAGCCGTCTTGGCTTTCCCGACCCACGTTGACAGGACATGCTCGTCGCAGCCCACAGAACGTTTCTGAGCCTCGGGAATGCCTTCCTCGCCGTCCGTGTTGAGGTAGTGGATGGCCTCGGCAAGACGGTCGGTTTTCGGCCACGTCTTATAGGCGCGCTTGATGACGGTTTTCTTTTGCATCTCGCCCGCATCGGTCACCCAAGGGCTTTTCTTCTGCTTCTCGACCCACGCTTTCCACGATTCCGTGCGATCCCGGATATCGTTGATCTCGTCGATCGTCATCGTCTCGGTCAGGTAGTCGCCGCTGTGGGTCTTGACGACCACATACGCGCCGACCACCGCGCCGCGATCCTTTGCGAACGGCGCGCGCCCATGCGTGGGCGCCTTGTCGAATCCGTTGAGCACGAAGTCATCGGACTCGTGGACGAGTTCGGCTTGGCCCCACAGGATCGAGCCGGATGCGACGGCAAGATCGAGCAGGCCCATGTAGCTGATGTCCAGACACACCTTGCTTTTGCGCGGCACCAGATACGCTTGCTTCTTGGCCGGGTTCAAGCTGATGCCGATCGCCGCGACGTTGCGCACCGCGTCCATGACCGATTGCGGGTTCGAGCGGGCCACGCTGATCGAATAGTCGTTTCCGCCAATCTGTTGAATGGCGAACTCTGCCTCGCGCACGAAGTTGATCGAGCGATCGACGGCGACCTGCTCGAAGCTTTCGCGCACGCCATAGATGACGTCGGACACGACCTGAAGGGCGTTTTGATTGCTCATGATCAGAATGGAATTTCTTCGGGGTCTTGGAAACGAACGCACTTCATGCCATCTACTTGGCGCATCTCTTGAGCAGCAAGAACGTAGAACGCAGCACCCGTGTTTGCTTTAGCGAGGCGCTCAGCTTCTGCGATGGCAGAATGCCGGCTCGTATGACGATGAGAAGGTGGCCGCGCGCCAGTGGGCGACCACACAATCCAGAACATCAAGTCGTAGGCTGTGCTCATGTTCAATACTCGTCGTTTCGATAGAAAGCGGCCGTGTTGGCCTCTGCGCGCGCCTGGATAACCGCGTATTCCTCGACCTGCTCATGCGTAGCGCCATCGGCCAGATTCGCGTCAAGGATCTCGTCGAAGATCGCGTCGGCGCGCTGCTCGATCCACGCCTCGCGCGCTGCGTCTTCGCGGTCGCGCAGGTCGAGCACGCGGTCGCAATAGGCGTCGTAGGCGCGGGCGATGGCTTGGGCGTTCATGACCGATCACACACGCACGTACGCAAACGACTTTGCGATATACGCGGCGACGTGATGCCGGCCGATCTCGACGCGCGGCCCCGTGATCCCGTTGCGCAGGTTCTCGCGCTTGGCGACTTCGAGCTCGCCGTCGAAGTGCGCATGCGTCATGTTCTTGATCGCATGCGTCTGCTCGGCATAGCGACGCTCGGCAGGCGTGAGGCGCACACCGGTCGTTACATGGCGCAGGTCAACGTCGATCACGCGCGCGGCCATCTCCTGCGCCTCGGCCGAGATACGCACGTCAACGTGCTCGTTGCGGAAACGGATCGGATTCATGCTGCAAGGTCCCAAAGTTCGAAATACACGCTCGATTCCACGAGAAACGTGCGCACGGCGATCTCGCTTTCGAAATCAGCGATGTCGCGCGTCACGATCAGGTACTCGTCGCCAAAGTCATCGACTCCGAACACCGGATTTACGATCGCGGCTCCGTCAAATTTGGCGAGGATCATTTCTCGCCTCGGCTGAAGTACTCGACCTCGCACTCGATACGCTTCGCACGCTCGGCACGCAGTTCTATAACCTGCGCGGGCGTCGGCTGACGCAGCGGGACGCCTAAGCGCGCACGGTTCGGGTTGATGGGGGCGGCGCGCATGTCAGGCCGCGTCGATCATTCGCGAGAACAGTTCATGCGCGCTGGTTTGCAGGGCGAGAACCGTAGGTTCGAGCTTCGCCCATGCGGCAGCCCATGCGGCAGCCCCTGCGGCAGCCCATGCGGCATCCCATGCGGCAGCCCCTGCGGCATCCCCTGCGGCAGCCCGTGCGGCAGCCCATGCGGCAGCCCCTGCGGCAGCCCATGCGGCAGCCCCTGCGGCATCCCCTGCGGCATCCCATGCGGCAGCCCGTGCGGCAGCCCATGCGGCAGCCCGTGCGGCAGCCCATGCGGCATCCCATGCGACAGCCCGTGCGGCAGCCCATGCGGCAGCCCATGCGGCAGCCGCATCCTTCTTGGCTTCGTCGAGCTTGGTCTGTGCGGCCTTGAGTTCGGCAACGCACGTGATGGGCGGAAGCGCCTTAAGCGTGTCGGCGTGATGTGCGAGGCCCGGATTCAGCGCCAACCATGCCGCGGTATGCACACGCACGAGCCAATCCATCGCCATCCAGCCGCGCTTCTGCGATAACTCGGGCGACTTGCGCGTACCGACGAGGCGCATGATGTACGGCTTGAGTTGAGCGCGCTCCGCATCGCTGCGCATGCCGTCGTTCCATGCCATGCCGAACGAGCGCAGGACCGGATCAACGCACTGCGGGTTATCGCTGAAGGGCTCGCCGGCAAACATTGCCACGACTTCGAGCAGGCAATGTCCGTCGTCCGGACCGCTGTGTCCTCCGCGATGCAGATCAATCGTCGCCAGATCGTCCAGTGTCAGTTCCATCTCGTCCTCTCGGTTGGTGTTAGTTGGCACGCTGCAGGCGCGTGACCAGTGCTTCGAAATCGGCGTCATTCAGGCCAGTCGCATCGACCCACGCGTCGTACTGCGGGTAGTTGCCAGTCGAGCGATCAAGCGGATGGACCCAGGCGCTAGCCATGCCGTCAGGGCTTACAAGGAACAGGTATCCGGGCATGGCGTCCTCTCGGTTGGTGGGTGCGTGAGAGGAAGTGTAGGCATTGCCTTATTTCGTGTCAATAGGCATTGCCTTATTTTTTGGGCGAGCAAAACAGATATGGGGAGACGGCGAGTTAGAAGCTAGTGCAGGTCCAGAGATTGCCAGCCCAATGGCAATTTGTAGTAACGGGAGGCTGATATGTCGGCGGCGGTGTCTTGGCCTGTTGAATCGCGGCAGCTGCCCCAAGGATTGCAAGCATTTGCGCCGAGCGAGCTTGGTCAGCCTCGGCTTGCGCTTGCTGCTGTCGAATGTGCATATCCGCGATGGCGCGAGCTTGATCCCAATCGCACTGCGCGTTTCGGTTGATTATTTCGTTCTGCGCGGCGTTTAGAACAGCTGGCTTCCCACCCAACAAGAGAATCGCGCAGAGATTCGGAGTCGTCTCTTGCGCGGCCATCATCGCCAGCTTTTCGGGCGATGGCGAGATAGCGCAACCTGTCAATATGAAGGCTGCTAAGGTGCATGGTCGGAAAGCTTTTGGAAGCATGAAAATCTATCCCCTATAGATATCAAGCAGTCTGCCACTCAGATACAGCGTTAACTCAAGGAGTGGGAGGGCGTTGAGCGCTGTCACACCTTGCATTTGATAGTCCAGCGCGCCGCCTGGTACTTCTTGAATTTGAAGGCGACCGCCGCTGCGGCGGGTGCCAAATGCAGGGCCTCTCTTAAAAGCATTCATCGAGACGACGTTATTTAGATCGTTTCCCGAGCCCCAATTTTTGACCATTCTCTGCCCCTCGTCTGGCCGCGCGCGCGCTTTCAAGCGTTCCGCTCTCATCGTGCGTTAGGTTTTCTTTGGCATGGGCGGCAAAGCGATTAAGGACTTTTTCTAGCTGGTCAAGACCGCGCTCGTCCAATTGATGCTTAGTCACCGCTGCAACGATCTGGCCGGCGAGAATCGCAGCCCGATCTTGTAAGTGATTTTTTACGCCAGAAGAAACAAGTGAGTCATTCGGAGAAATCCGGCCTTCAGATTTCATTACCGCATCCGTAAACGGCCCAGGCTCAAGGCCCCAATGCTCCGGCCCCACAACATCAGCGAATAGAGAAAAGAGACGGGGGAGATGTTTTTTGTCGATGCGACCGTATTTCATCCAGTCCTGAACGGACGGAACGGCCACGCCAAATGTCGCAGCAACCTCCCGTTGTAGGAGGCCCTTTTTTTTGATGGCGGCGCGGATGGCAGCGCCCAGTTCTGGACCCGTAAGCATTGCCTTATTAGGCATTCCCACGGTTAGGTATGGCAATGCCTTGCTTTCGCTAAGGTATTGCCTTATTCTTGATCGCATGGATACCTCATCGAAAGCTGCTGTGCTGCGCGCCAGCGAACTTGTGGGCGGGAAGGCCGCACTCGCGCGCCTGACCGGGGTTAAACCTCAAACGGTCCAACAGTGGGCCAACGGAGAACGTCCCGTGGCACCCGTCCGATGCGTGTTGATCGAACAGGCAACGAAGGGCGAGATCACCCGTCGGGATCTGCGCCCGAGCGATTGGGCCGCGCACTGGCCCGAATTGACCGCTCCTGGCCATCCCTCCACCGAGCAGGCGACGGCATGAGCTTTTCCCTTCGTGATTTGGATGAAATCGACGCGCTGATTGACCGCGCTTCGAATCCTGTGCATCGGGCAGTCGGTCGGGCAGATCCGGCCGCGTTGTCGCCGAGCGCATTGCTCGTGAATCTCGTCGCGCCCGCTTTGGCGAAAGAGCTTCGTGCTCGTCTGCAAGCCGAACAGCAGGCGACGCCATGACGGGCGCCCTGAAAGAAACCCCCGAGTTCAAGGCGTGTGTTGAGGCGATCTGCGAAATCATGAGAGCGCAACTCAAACCCCTCGACGTCGAGGCTACGTACCGTCGCGAAGGCCGGGTGCAGGTCGAAATGGCCGCGATTTCTCGTACTGCTGCTCTAGCTCGAACAGCCCGTCGTAGATCACCCGAGAGACTGGGTTCTCTGACTCGGAGAACTGCGTCTTTCCGAAATCCGCTCGATCGCCAAGTTGGTTCACTACTGCTGACACCGGCAAAACGCCGGCTTCGTGCAGAGCGCGCACGAGGGCGTAGTACGCCTGCAAGTGGGCGTGCAGGGCAGTCAGGGTGAGTTCGTCCACAGGAGCCTCCAGTCGGGTCCAGGTTGATGTGTGAGAGCGGAAATCTTGACATAGCTGGGGGCTCCTCCTAACGCGGCACTTTCGAGTGCCTTTATTTGGCGGCTTTTTTGCCTCTCAACGCCACTCAACACGCTTGAGGCGAGATGTGAACCAAACGCAAATGAGCTTTCCCGTCGAGGTTCGACCGGAAGAAGTGATGCGAAAGAAGACCCTGGGCGCGGCTCTGGAACTCTGCGCGGAGATTGGCGGCTACGCCTTCGACAAGTCGCTACAGACCGATTTGAACGTCGACAAGGGGCAGTTCTCGCGCTGGCAGAACGGGAGCGAGGGCGTCATCTGGCCGAAGTTCGTGCGCCTCATGGATTTCTGCGGCAACGATGCGCCCTTGCTCTGGATGATTCACGACCGCGGATATGACCTGAACACGTTGCGTCGGCGTGAGACCGAAACCGAGCGCGAGAACCGCTTGCTGCGGGAAGAAAACGCAGCTTTACGGCGTGCGCTTCAGGTGGCCCCGCAATGACCGCCAAAAAATTTTGCACACCAGTCGGTCATTCCGACTCGTCAGCAGATGTTGTGCCCTGCAACACATTCGGGGTCGCTACGTATGAATGACGCTCAAGCAGAACTCGACGCCGCGCGCGAGGCACGTATTGCCGAATACGCGCAGCAGATGGTCCAGGCGCTCAACGGCACCGACCGTCGCCGCGCCTACACGCGCATGTGCGCCGAGATTCACAAACGGTCGCCCGAGCAGATCGAGCGTATGGAACAGCAGCAGGGGACGAGGTAAGAGGCCATGGCAGCAGACTGGATCAAAATGCGTTCGGACCTTGCAACGCATCCGAAAGTTGTCCGCATTCTGTCCGCATTGAAAGCGGACAAGTCTCGGACAGAAAGCGGACGCGTGTCCGACAAGTTGCAAGTGATCGGTGCATTGCATGCGGTGTGGTCACTGTTCGACATTCATTCCGAGGACGGTCGGCTCGAAGGCTATTCGAGCGATGTGATCGATAGTCTTATTGGATTTGAAGGTTTCGCAGCCGCGATGATTTCCGTGGGCTGGCTTGAGCAGGACGGCGAAACCCTTGTCATGCCTAGGTTTGACGAGCACAACGGAAAATCTGCGAAGCGTCGCGCCCAAGAGGCCGTCCGCAAAAGAGAGGAAAGAAATGCGGACACGCGTCCGCAATCTGTCCGCGAAACGTCCGCAAGCGATGCGGACAAAAAGCGGACTAGAGAAGAGAAGAGAAGAGAAGAAGAAAAGAATATGTTGCCCGACGCTGTCGCGGTCATCGATCACCTCAACGAAAAGGCCGGTCGAAACTTCGAAGTCGTCGAGTCGAACACGAAATTCGTTTTCGCCAGGATGCGGGACGGAGCGACCGTCGAGCAGTTGATCGCGGTGGTCGACGCCAAGGTGCGCGACTGGCTGCACGACCCGAAAATGTCCGAGTACCTGCGGCCGTCGACGCTCTTCAACGCCGAGAAATTCGCGCAGTACGCGGGTTCAATCGGCGTGTCGAGGTTCGACGGCCACGCCTCTGCGCTGTCTATCGACCCAGTGCAGGCCGAGTGGATGCGAGGTGCGTTATGACCCGCTATCCGCAAAACGCCGAGCCGTTGGTCGCCATGCGTCAGCGCGGCGAGAAGCCCGAATCCCCGGTGCTCGTCAGCCTCGTCGGAAAACTCGAGTTTCCGAATTTGACGCTGATCGCACGGCCTTCGCAGGCTTACGACTGGCGCCCTCTGGTGGGCCTGGATGTCGAGGTATTCGCGTCGCACGCCGTGCCGTTTGGCGAACTGCTGCGCGCGCTGGCCGACATTGCTGCAGTCGTCCCCGCATCGATGGTCCTCACGTTCCCGCGCCAAGCCCGAGTGCATTGCGGCGACTGGACGCAGGTCAGCGACTTCCGGCTGTTCGACTGGTTCCCGATCGGCGTCGACCTCGTGCGTTACCCGGGCGGGGGAAAGCTCGCTTCGCTACTGTGGGCCGAACTCGGAAAGTCCCTGCCAATCCCGTACGTCGCGGCGACGCACGCTTTTCTCGCTGTCGCACAGGAGGCACAAAAATGCGCGTGATCCCCGACGACATCGACTGGAATGCGTACGCCAGCGACGAAGACGACGGCCGTGCCGACGTGCGTCGCGCATCGGATTGGGCTGATGCTGTCGCGCAATATTTTCACGGCGAGGACGAGCAGGTCGTCGGCACACCCACCCCCTGGGGAAAGGTCGAAAACCGGATCATGTTCCGCCCGGGTGAAGTGACGCTATGGCCTGGCATCAACGGCCATGGCAAGTCGGGCGCTGTTGGCTTCGTGATGCTCAATGCCATGGTCAGCGGCGCGCGCGCGTGCATCGCCTCGCACGAGATGGCGCCGGAAGCCACGATGAGCCGCATGTGCCGGCAGGCCGCGGGCTCGAATCTGCCGACGATCGAACTGATCGAGCGATTCCACCGCTGGACCGACGATCGACTTTGGCTGTACGTGCATCGCGGTGCCGTGACGCCGCAACGCATGATCGCCGTCTCGCGCTACTGCCGCAAAGAGCTCGGCGTCGACCACATGGTCATCGACAGCCTCATGAAATGCGGCATCGCCCCGGACGATTACAACGGCCAAAAGACCTTCGTTGACGGTTTGTGCGTGCTCGCGCGCGACACCGGGCTGCATATCCATCTCGTGCACCACTTGCGCAAAGGCGAGCGCGAGACCGACGTTCCCGACAAATTCGGCGTCAAGGGCGCGGGCGAAATCACCGACCTCGTCGACAACGTGCTCATCGTCTTTCGCAACAAGCGAAAGGAGACGCAACTCGAAACCGAGGCCGATCAGAAAAAGCGCGAGGAACTGGTGCTGCTGCCCGACTCGTTCCTCATTTGCGCCAAGCAGCGGCATTTCACCTGGGAAGGAAAGGTGTCGCTGTGGTTCGACAAGGACAGCCAGCAACTTCTTGAAGGGCCGAGTGCGGGTCGACGGTATATCGACTTCGCCAGCGGCGCTTGGAAGCAGGAATGGAACCGATAGGAGACCGCAATGCCAGGCAAAACACAGACCGCCATCCTCGAACACCTTGAATCGGCCGGCGAGCAGAGCACCGAGCAGATCGCACAGTTCCTCGGCGTGCAGCGCAATCGCGCAAGCTGCGTGCTGCTCGGGATGGAAAAGACCGCCGCCATCATCCGCGTGCGCGAGGAGGGCAAAGGGACGAGCAAGGTCATCTTCTGGCGCCACGCGACCGAGGAGGAGATCCTGAACCCGCCGAAGCAGGTCAAGCCGGAGTTCCCCGCGAACTGGCCGCGCGTTGACTGGCTCGTCGCTGGATGCATGGACCGGATGGTGCGGAGGTCAGCATGAGCCAATCCAGCACGCCAAAAGCCGATACAGCCCGTCTGCTGCCCTGGCGCAGTGGCGAGACTGTCGTCACACGGTCAGACCTGTCCGAGACCGCAGAGAGCGTTTGCGCGCGTGAGGCGAACTATGCGATCCGCCGAGCAATGGACAACGCGCGGTCCGACGACGAGATGCGCCGAGCGACCGAGGCATTCGCGCGCGCCAATCCGAATACGCCCGCGCTCATCGACATGAGCCGCAGCGCCATCGTGCCGTTGCACCGGCCTGGGAGGGAACTATGAGCGAAAACCTAACACCATGGATTCACGCCTCCATCAAGCCGATTCGACGCGGCTGGTACGACGCGACGTTTTGGGGGTCGTATGCGCTGCGCCCAACAGAGCGCTTTTACTTCGACGGGAAGCATTGGCGCTATGGGCCCCGCCAAATGCGCTCGGGCTTCGGAAACGGTCGCGTACTTGCGGGCGAACATTGGCGCGGTCTCGCGGAGAAGCCAGCATGACGATCATCGCGGCCATAGATCCTGGCCTGACTGGCGCACTCAGCGTGCTCGACGACAACGGCGCCGTGCGACTGATCGCCGACCTGCCGACGATGCCCACCGAGGGCAATGGCACGATCAAGCGCGAGTTCGACGCGCTCGCGTTCTACGCGCTCATGCGCGGCGCCGTGAAAGCGGACGAGTCCGCGATCTGCGTCATCGAGCATGCGGCACCGTTCGGCAAAAGCATGCTCAGCGCCGCCGCGCTCGAAGCGACGAAGGCTGGCGTGCTCGCCGTGCTGCGTATCCAGAAGCATGACGTGCGGCGCGTCGCACCGACGACGTGGAAAAAATTTTTCGGCTTGAGCGCGGACAAGGACGCATCCCTTACCCTCGCGCGCGGCATGTACGGCCATCTGCCCGAGCTCAAGCGCGCCAAGGATCACAACCGGGCCGAAAGCCTGCTCATCGCCCGCTGGGCACAGCGCAATCTCACCTGAAAGGAGAAATTCATGAATCTGCACGCCAACTTATCCTATCAAGGCTCCCATCAAGACTTCAATGTGGCGCCGTCGGACGGAGCTGCGTCGCTCGTGCGCGCCTTGTTTGCCCACGTCCATGCCCTTTCTGCGTCGGTGACGATGATCGAGGAGCGACTTCAGCCGGTGAGTTTGCCGCCGTCGAAAAAAGGGGAATCCGGCATCAATTCGTTGGCCCCCGTTCCTTCCGACGCTCCGATCATCTGCGATCTGCAAGAGCTCGCCGCGCTGCTGACTCGTGAGCGCGAGCGGATCGATTCGATTGGCACCGCGTTGCGCGTTTAACGAGTATGGCCGGCCTGCCTCACCGGCAAGTGGTGCAGGGGTAGCGCCCAGAGCCCCGACTGGCCGCCGATAGCGGCCGATTTCCGCCCTTAAAACGGAGCCAGCAATGAAACTCATCAAATTCGCGTTCATCCTCGCGCTCGGCGGCGTCTGTGGGTATCAGATCGAAGCGACGCGCGTCCAACTGACCTGCGAGGCCGACGACGGCGCCACGATCATTCACGGCGTGCCGTACCTGTGCTTTACGCAACGGCAGATCAATCAGATGCAGCGCGGTCATGGAGACAGCGCGTGAAGACGATCTATCTGGCCCGAGAAAGCGATCGAAAGATCGTCGCAGATATCGACCGAAAGACGGCCGCAGCTCCGCCGGGATCGGTCGTGCTGCTTACGAATATCGAATACGCCATCGCGCAGGAGCTGATCCCGCTTCAACTGTCGGACGAGGAAGCCAAAGAAAAATGAGACAGATCGAATACTCACCGCCGACCACACTCACGGGGTTTGTCATGCCTGAGATCCGAACGATGGATTTGCGCGAGCTCGAAGGGCGCCTTGAGAACTGGGCCCGGGCTCAAAGGTCCGGATGGTCCGGAGCTCAAGCCGGGAGCGCCGAGGGGAACTATCGCTATCCGGGTGTGCTGTATCGCGACCGCACCGACGATAGAGGGCCGGTCGACCACGCCGACGCCGGCCTCGTCAACGTCGCTTGGCAGGCGCTCATGGCTCTCGACAAAGACGTCCTTCAGATGCACTACGTCTGGAGCGCTCCCGCCTCATTCATTTGCCGCCGGCTGAAGCTCAAGCAGGGGCGCGGCAATGAGCACGTGTTCGATTTCGCGCTCTACCATGCCCACGACGCGATATGGGACCGGCTTCAGAGAAATGTTGTAAACGCCAAGAATCGTGCCTATAATCCGCGCAGATTACTGAATCCGGCATCGTCCGAGTGAATTGGCCTGAAGGTCTGGGCCAACTTCACTCCGAGCCAATCGAGCCCGCGCGCAGAAATGCCGCGGGCTTTTTCGTTTGCAGCGGGTGTAAGCCACCGGTAGACAGACGGGTTCATACCCCGCCAGAACGCGGTTCGATTCCGCGCCCCGCTACCAGATGTCTCCTCTCGCCGAAAGGTGAGTTTCAGGTGCCCCGACCGGTCTCGCAGCGGTCGGGGCTTCTTTTTTGGAGCCAGCACATGGCGAAGCTCACGACGGCCGCGCGCAAGTCGATGCCGAAATCCGAATTCGGGCTACCGGGAAAGAAAGCCTATCCGATGCCCGACAAGAGCCACGCCGCGAACGCCAAGGCGCGCGCATCGCAGGCTGTCGATGAAGGCCGCATGTCGAAGGGCACGAAGTCGAAGATCGACGCCAAGGCCGATCGAGTGCTCGACAAGGGCCGCGACAAGGAAGCCAGTCACCCGGCGTCGCACGACGAGTTCGAGCGGCTCGGCCGCGATTGAGATGTGGAAGGCGCTCGGCTGGACGATCAGCGTGCTGATCCTCGCGGTGATCGTGACAGCGATGGCACTCGCCGGGCATGCGTTGAAGTGCTGACTTGGAGCGCTACCCGAAAGGGCGCGGCTAAAGATGGCGGACCGATACAAGACGGAATACGACGAGTTGGGCAAGAACTATTGCCTGCTCGGGGCGAAGGACGAGGACATCGCGCGCTTCCTGGGCGTGACCGATCGCACGCTGCGCAACTGGAAGCGCGATCACCCGTCGTTCGCTGAAGCGCTGGAGCACGGCAAGGCGCGTGCTGATTCGCTGGTCGCTCGATCGCTCTACGACCGGGCGCTCGGCGGCGATACGACGGCGTGCATCTTCTGGCTCAAGAACCGTCAGAAGCACGCATGGCGCGATCGTCACGAGATCGACCACAGCGGCAAGGTCGGCGTTGACCCGATTCAATTGCTGCTCTCGCAGGTCGAAGGCAGCGCACTCAAACCCAAGGATGCAGCGTAAATGAACGCTCGGCTAAACGTGGATCAGTGGAAAGATCCCGTCTGGCGTCTGCACAACCTGTACTGGATCACGGACAAGCGCGGCGAGGTCGTCAAGTTCGCGCCCAACACAGAGCAGGCCGAGTTCCTCGAAGCGCTGCACTATCGCAATGTGATCCTGAAGGCGCGGCAGCTCGGGTTCTCGACGCTGATTCAGCTCATCTTCCTCGATGCGTGCGTGTTCAATTCGAACGTGCGCGCCGGTGTCATCGCTGACTCGCTGGAGAACGTCACGACGATCTTCCGCGACAAGATCAAGTTCGCATACGACCGCCTGCCTGACGGCATCCGCGCCGAGCGCGCGCCGAAGCAGGACAGCACGAGCGAGCTGCTGCTGTCGAACAATTCAAGCGTGCGGGTGGGGACGTCGATGCGCTCGGGCACGCTGCAATACCTGCACGTGTCCGAATTCGGCAAGATCTGCGCGAAGCATCCGGAGAAGGCGCGCGAAATCGTGACTGGCGCAATCCCGGCCGTCGCGCAAGACGGATTCCTGTTCGTCGAATCGACCGCAGAGGGCCGCGAAGGGCCGTTCTACGAGATGGTTGAGCGTGCCCGCAAGCGTGTCGGCCAGCATCATCTTGCGATCGAGGAACGGTTTCACTTCTTCCCGTGGTGGCGCCGCGACGAGTATGAGGCTCAGCCCGGCTCTGTCGTTCTCTCGCCGCTCGACACAAAGTACTTCGACGAGATCGAACGCAAGACGGGGGCGCCGCTGTCGGACCGCAAGCGCGCCTGGTACGTGGCGACGCGCACCGTTCTGAAAGAGGACATGAAGCGCGAGTATCCGAGCACGGCCGACGAGGCGTTTGAAGCATCGAACGAAGGCGCTTGGTATCGCGAGCAGTTCGATACGATGCGCCGCGATCGGCGCCTGTGCAACGTGCCATATGAGCGCTCGGTACCCGTCAACACGTTTTGGGACTTGGGCGCGAACGACACCACGGCGATTTGGTTTCACCAGATCGTGGGCCCTGAAGACCGCTTCCTGCGCTTCTACGAGGCCAACGGCCGCACGCTCGACCATTTCGTTCAGGTCCTGCGCGACACCGGCTACAACTTCGGGAAGCACTACCTGCCGCACGATGCGACGCACAAGCGGCTGCAGACGGGATTCCACAATCGCAGCGTCGAGCAGATGCTGAACGACCTCGGTGTGCGGGACACGGAGATCGTGCCGCGCATCGACGACGTGACCGTCGGCATCAAGCAGACCCGCATGGCGCTGTCGTCCGCATTCATCGACATCGAGCACTGCAAGGAAGGGATCGAGCACCTTGAGAAGTACTCGAAGGAATGGGACGAGAAGGGCGGCTGCTGGAAGGACTATCCGAAGCACGACAAGCATTCGAACGCCGCAGACGCACTGCGCCAGTGGGGGCAGAAGCAGGTCGGATTGCGTGATCGCTCCGACTGGGGCGGCGATCTGAAGTACTCGAAATCGGGGGTCGTATGAGCATCGCATTGCAGGCGCAGGTCGATCGGCTGGAGCAGCGCGTGGCCGAATTGGAGTCGCGCCTCGAAGGGTTCAGCCGTTTCGAAATGCTGAGCCTCATGGCCGCCATCGAACTGCGTCTAGAAAAGATCGAGGGCGCGAAGACTCCGCAAACCGCCAAGAAGGTGCCCGCGAATGGCTGAAGACTCGAAGCGCATGAGCGATTCCGAGTTGCTGGCGCTCATCGGCAACTACGAGAAGTCCGCGCTTGGCTCATCGGTGTCGGTCGGGCCGTCCGTCGGCGGCAACATCAAGCCGGCGGCGCAGAACATGACGACGCTCGAACTCGACCGATACAACGCGCTCAACGCGTATTTCGGCCGGCCGCTCGGCAACGAGATCGAGGACCGCTCGCAAGTCGTGCTGCCTGAGCTGCGCGATACGGTCGAATGGATCATGCCGACGCTGATGGAGATCTTCGTCGGCTCTGGGAAGCCCGTCGTGTTCGACCCTGAAGCACCGGGCGATGAAGATCAGGCCGAGCTCGAAACCGAGGTCGTCAACTGGGTCTTCATGAAGAAGAATCCGGGCTTCATCATCCTGCACGACTTCCTGAAGGACGCGCTGCTGCTGCGCAACGGCTACGTCAACAGCTACTGGCTCAAGAAGCGCAAGACGGCGGTCGAGTCGTACACGGGCCTCACCGAAATCGAGCTCGCGATGCTGATGCAGACCGACGACGATATCGAGGTGCTGGAGCAGGACGAGAAGGACGAGTTGATCGTTGGGCCCATGGGCGCGCAGCAGACCTCGACGTTTGACATCAAGATTCGCCGTACTCGCCAGGTCGGCGAGGTCAAGGTTGAATGCGTACCGCCCGAGGAAATGCGCGTGTCGCCGCAGGCTCGTCACGGCCTCGACGAATCGCCGTTCACCGAGCACGAGTGCAAGAAGAGCAGATCGGATCTGATCGAGATGGGTTTCGACGCCGATACCGTCAACCGGATCGAGATCGCGCAGCCGGATTGGCTGGATCTGATCGCGCTCGCTCGCAACGAGGTCACTGACGAGCTGTCCGAGGAAAATCCGAGCGATCCCGCAAGCCAATTGATCAGTCTGCGCACGGTGTTCATCCGCGTGGACTTCGACGGCGACGGGATTGCCGAGCTGCGCCGCGTGATGGTGGGCGGCGACAAGATCCTCGACAACGATGAGTGCGAGGAAGTGTCGTATTCGTACTGCTCGCCGATCCGTATGCCGCACCGGCACGTCGGCATCAGCTACTACGACCTGCTGTACGACCTGCAAGTCATCAAGACGACGCTGTTCCGTCAGGCGCTGGACAACCTGTACGTCTCGAACAATCAGCGGCTCGCTGTGGATTGGAAGAACGTCAATATGGGCGATCTGCTGACGTCACGGCCGGGCGGCATCATCCGCACGACCGGCGCACCAGGCAATTCGATCCTGCCGCTGAGCATGCCGTCGAACCTGATGCAGCAGATCCTGCCGGCGCTCGAATACTGCGACCTGCAGCGTGAGATGCGCACAGGTATCGGCAAGGACACGATGGGCGTCGATGCGGATGCGCTGCAGGACGTCACGAAGGGCGGTCAACTGGCCTCGATGTCGGCCGCGGCGAAGAAGGTCCAGCTTGTCGCGCGCTTGCTCGCTGAGGGCGTCAAGGACGTGTTCCAGAAGATCCACAACCTGCTGCGCCGGCATCAGGATCAGCAGATGCAATTCATGCTGACGAACAAGCAATGGCGCAACGTCAACCCGGCCGAATGGCGCGAGCGCACTGAGCTCGTCATCAATGTCGGGCTCGGTTCCGGCACGCGCGAGGAAGCACGCTCGAACGCCATGCTGCTCGGACAGGCTCAGAAGGAACTCGCGCAATTCGGTCTCGTCGGCCCGAAGCAGGCCTATGCCACGTTCCGCCATATCACGCATCTGCTGGGCTACGAGAACGCGACCGAGTTCGCGATGGACCCGGATTCGCCCGAGTATCAGCAGTACATGCAGCAGCACAAGCCGCAGCCGAATCCGCAGGTCCAGGTCGCGCAGATCAAAGAGCAGGGCGCAATGCAGCGCGCGCAGCTCGACGCTCAGACGACGAAGATGCAGACGCAGGGCCAGCAGGCAACCGAGAACGCGCGACTGCAATCACAACTCGTGCAAGCGCAAGCGAGTGAACAGTCGGCCCGACTTCAGGCCCAAGCGGAAATCCTGCACTCGGCGCGTCAGGGAGGGGCAGATCGCGATATCCAGATGGCGCAAATGCAGTCGCAAGAGATGCAGACGCTCATCAAGGCCTTCGCCCAGGTGCTCGCCGCGCAGTTGCGTCAGGATCCGGGCGCCAACGCAGGCGCGATGATGAATCAAGACGTGAGCGAGGTCCGCAATGGGGCTTGACGAAGACATCGCACGCGGCGGTGAAGCTGCCCAGGTGCTCGATTCGGCAGTCTTTCAGGCTGCCCGCAAGCATGTGCTCGAAGGCATCGAGGCGCAGATGCGCGCCGTTCCGCTGTCGGATCAGGTCATGCACACGCGGCTGATTACGGCGCTGCAGTGCTGGGACGCGCTGGAGAAGTACATCGAGCAGATCAAGCAAACCGGCGAGATCGCGCAGTTCCAGGTCGCGCAGGAAGAAGAACGCAAGAAGCGGTTCAGAGTTTTCGGCTGACTATGAAGCGTCCCACTGTTCAACGGTTCGCCGCGCGGCGCTCTGAAGATCAACGGTCACGTGTCGTTTGCCACGCATTGCTGCTTTGTTCCGGCCAGACCAGCGACGTCGAGTTGCCGAACTTCCCTTGCGGAAAAAGTGTTGAGTGTTGGCACGAAAGAACGGGCTGAGTTCAGGGCTTACGCCGAATACCGAACTCAGCATGGGTTGGTGAGAAAAGGGATGCATGGCGCTTCCTTTTGATCGATTGAAATGATTTTCACATAGGGCTCACTTCGGTGGGCCCTTTTTTATTGAGGTGAGCAAATGGACGGCACGCAAGCGACCACCCAAACGGGCGCCGCGGGACTGATGGACAGCACCGAATCGCAATTCGAAAGCTTCTATAACGCTGGGGCGTTCGAGCCCAGCGGGGAGCCGCCGAAGGAATCGCAAGGTGCGGATCAGTCTGCCTCGTCCAATGCCGATCAGACCGCGCAAACGGGCCAGCAAGACGACGCCACGACTCAGCATGGTCAAGGCGATGACCCGACCGCGCAAACCGAGCAGGGTGCCGAAGCGCCGACGTACGAAAGCCTTGATGCGCTGCTGACATCGCTCAAGGTCGATCCGACGTCCGTGATGAAGCTCCACGTCACCACGAAGATCGATGGCGTCGAGACGCAAGTGCCGCTCGAACAAGTGCTCAAGAGCTATCAGCTCGAAGGCCACGTCAACAACAAGAGCATCGAGCTCTCGAACCAGCGCGCGGCGTTCGAGCAAGAGCGACAAGCATTTCGCACGGCGTTCCAGCAGCAATTCACGCATAACCAGAACCTCGGCAATCTCGCGTTGCAGATGCTCAACCACGACTATCAGAAGGTCGATTGGGGGCGTCTGCGTGTCGAGAATCCGGCCGAGTTCGCCGCGATGCAGAGCGACTTTCAGCAGCGCCAAGGGCAGATCCAGAACCACCTTGCGCAGTTGCAGCAACAGCAAGCCCTCGCGCAGCAACATCAGCAGACGACGCTCCAACAGTCGATCGCCGCTGAGAACGAACGCATGCTTGGTCTGCGCCCCGAGTGGCGCGACCGGGCCGCGTTCGCGAAAGACAAAGATCAGATGACGCAGTACGCCCGCGGCCTTGGGTTCAAAGACGCCGAGCTCAGCCAGATTTTCGACCACCGTTACATGCTGATTCTGCATGACGCGGCGCGATATCAGGCCCTCCAAGCGAATGCTCCCCAGGCACTGAAGCAGGTCCGGCAAGCGCCCGTTGTGGCGAAACCGGGATCTCGGACGGACGTCAATCCCCAAGAGGCTCGGCGCGCACAGGCGGTCGAGCGATTCAATCGCAATCCCCGAGATATCGATGCGCAGACGGCGCTGTTCGATACCTTCGGCTGATTACTGGAGAGCATCATGACCGTTCCAACCGGGACCTTCCAGACCTTCACGCAGAAGAACATCCGTGAAGACATGATCAACGCGATCTACAACGTGGATCCCTACAAGACGCCGCTTCTGAACATGGCGAAGCGGACGAAAGCCGACCAGACGTATCACGAATGGAACACGGACGCTCTGGCCGCGCAGAACCTCGCGAACGCCGCAGTCGAAGGTGATAATCCGACGAGCCAGACGCTGACGCCGACGGCGCGGATGGGCAACAACACGCAGATATCCAACAAGACCGTCCAGATTTCGGGCACGTCGCAAGCGGTTATTGCGGCCGGCGGCACGAACAAGATGGGCTATCAGCTCCTGAAGAAGTCGAAGGAACTGAAGCGCGACATGGAGGGCATCTTGACGTACAACCAGGGTCGCAGCGCTGGTTCGTCCACGACGGCCCGCACGTCCGCAGGTCTGCCGGCGTGGCTGTACACGAACACCGTGTTCCAAACGGGCGGCTCGCCCTCGGGCGCAAATCCGACGCTGAACGCGAATGGCTGGACCGATGGAACGAGCACGCGGACGTACAACGGCACCACCGTTGCCGTGACCGAGGCCATGGTCAAGCAAGTGCTTCAGAAGGTGTTCAATTCGTCGGGTGAGTGCCCGGAATACGCGCTCGTGTCGTCGGTGAACAAGCAGAACATCTCGGCGTTCAGCGGTCCGGGTACGCGTTTCACGGAAGTCGAGGACAAGACCCTGCACACCGCGGTCGATGTGTACGAATCGGACTTCGGCGATGTGAAGATCATCCCCGATATCTTCCTCGCGCACTCGGGCGACATGTTCTTCATCAACCCGGACTACGTGCGTGTGGCCTATCTGCGTCCGTTCCAAACGGTTCCGCTCGCGAAGACCGGTGACAGCGATCAGAAGATGCTGATCACTGAGTACACGCTCGAAATGGGCAACGAGCATGCGCACGGCGCGATCTTCGACACGAACGGCTGATCGCGTAGTTCCTGCCTGAACCAGGGGCGTCCTTCGGGGCGCCCCTTTTCATTGGAGCGTCCGAAATGGGATGGCAAACACAGAGCCCCTGGCGACCGCTGGCCGGAAAAGGGCAAAACCTCACGCTCGGCAGCGCATCGGTGGCATCAACGGCGTTCGCTGACAACGTTCAGGCGGTGCAGATCTCGGCGACGGGAAATTGTCACGTTGCGGTGGGCGTCACGCCGACGGCTCTCACGACGGACATGCTGGTAAAGGCGACCGACAACCCGCAACTCGTCCGCGTGGCTCCCGGCGAGAAGATCGCCGTGATTCAGGACGGGACGTCGACGGGCACGCTGAACGTCATTGAAGTGACTCACTGATCGGAGCGCGCGATGAATCCGAACAGCCCGGACGGCATGAGCACGCGGTATCACGAGGAAGACGGCAAAGTCATCCTCAGCTATCAGCAGGACGTGGAGGCCGTGCTCAAGCATGCGCACGAGGCGCGCGTGCAAGAGAACACGATGGGCCGCACGCCCGACATGCGGCGCACGATGACTGTGCCGACCGTCGTGCTGCTCGACATCAAGACGCGCTATGGCTGGGATTTCATGAACAAGGATCACTGGCCGTATGTGGCGAAGATCCTGAAGGGCCCCGAATACGCGGCCTTCCGCACGACAAACAAGCGGATCTGACCATGCAAAAGTACACGAACAGTGTGGCCGATGCGTCGGGGCTGCCGGTCGCCAATGCATCGGTTCAGGTGAACACTTATCCGGCCGGCGCGCTTGCGACGATCTACTCGGACAACGGCGTGACCCAGGCCGCGAATCCGTTGACGACCGACACGAACGGCCAGTTCTCGTTCTATGCGGCCGACGGCCATTACTCGCTTTCGATCAGCGGGGACAACATTCAGCCGTTGACGATTACGGACATTCTGCTCGTCGATCTTCTCCCCGGCGACCTTCCGACTTCCCTCCCATCGTCGTCCGGCAAAGCCTGGAACAACGGCGGCGTCATCTCGGTGTCCTGACATGCTCAAACGCATTCTCGTTGCGGCCCTCCTGGCGCCGCTGCTGGCGCTCGCGCAAAGTTACCCGAGCCCCACGTTCAACAACGTCACGATCAATGGCGCTCTCACGGTAAGCGGCGGATTCCCGCCCGCGAGTCTCGCCCCCCAGGCAGCAAATACCGTCCTCGGGAATGCAGGGGCGTCCGCCGCAGCGCCTGTCGCGCTTACGGTGCCTGCATGCGCCGCTTCTGGGGGCGCCCTCAACTATGTAGGGGGGACTGGATTTTTCTGCGCAACCGGAATCGGACTCACGACCGGATCGCTCGCGCAATTCGCATCAACGACAAGTGCGCAACTGGCGGGCGTCCTTAGTGACGAGACCGGATCGGGCTCAGCCGTCTTCGCGAATTCGCCGGCGCTCGTTACACCGTCCCTCGGGACGCCTTCTTCTGCCACTCTCACAAATGCGACAGGACTACCTGTATCGACCGGTATCTCTGGCCTCGGAACCGGTGTGGCGACCGCGCTTGCAGCGACGCCCACCGGATCGGGCGGCGTCGTTCTCGCCACGAACGCTTCGCTGACGACTCCTAATATAGGCACTCCCTCAGCCGGCACGCTCACGAACGCGACTGGTTTGCCGATCGGTACAGGGGTATCAGGTCTTGGTGCCGGTGTCGCAACAGCCTTAGCGGCGGCGCCGAATGCATCTGGCGGTCTTGCTACAGCAGCCGGTCTGACGACCGGCGCGTGCGCTGCAACGGGGCTCGTTGGAGAATGCGGCACCACGGGCCTATCAAGCGGCGTCTCGATGACGACCAATACGCCGCTGAACTGCCAGTCGGTGAGCCTTTCGCCTGGCATTTGGCTGGTTTGGGGGAACGTCGTATTCAGTCCAGCATCGACGACAACCACGACGTCGTTTTATGCGGGCATTTCGACCACGTCGGCGACGTTCAACACGAACGCAGGCCAGCGTATTTACGGGACCACAGCCGCCCCTACGGCAAATATTCTGGCAGCGCCGCCGCTTGTCGTTCCCATCAGCACGACGACCACGGTATATCTGGTCGGCGGATCGATATTTGCCACAAGCACTCAAACGTGCGGCGGCATCATCAACTACCTGCGCGTTCGCTAGGCTTCGTCATGACGATCTTCGTTCGCCCGGTAGATCCGGCATATCCGACTGGTGTATCGGGCGTCTATGACTATGCGTCGCTAGGGCAGGCCATGCAGGATTGGTTCGCTCGGACGGACATTGCCGCCTACGTCGATTACTTCATCCAGAAGGCCGAGCAGAAGATCTATCGCGACATCTTCTCGATGAACCGCGGGTCTGGCGTGCGCGCGATCGAGTCGCCTTTGACCGGGACGATTGGCACCGACGGCACGCTAGCTTTGCCGGCTGGCTATCTCGGTCTGAAATACACCCTGTGCAGTGCGAGCGGTCAGATGTTCGAGCTTCAACGGCGCAACGCAGAGTTCATCTATACGCAATACCCGACGCGCAGCGCCGATAGCGTGCCGGCGTACATCGCTCGCGATGGCGCGGCCTTCACGTTCGGGCCATTCCCGGACGCGCAGTACTCGATCAGCGGCATCTACTGGCGTCGCTTCCCGCAACTCACGCAGACGAACAACGTCAACTGGATGACGGCCTATATTCCGACGATCCTACTCGCGGCGTGCAATGCGGCTGTGGCGCGCTTTCTGAGCGATGACGAGCGCCGTCAGGTATGGGATGCGGAGTATCTGTCTGAGATGCAGGACTTCCTCGATACCGATCGGGCTGAAGAACAGTCCGGCTCGGCATTCGCGATGGTGGCGGGATGATTATTCCGATCGCGGATTACGCGCCCGATCTGCCGCCGAACAACGCTTCGAGCGCGTCCGCGCGCGTGGTGAATCTGTTCCCGCGCACGAAAGAGTCGTGGGGTCCGGTGGGCACGCTCGTCGGCCTCGGCGGAACGGGGCTCGTTGGGCAATGCCTCGGCGCACTCACGGCGATCGACACAGGCGCCAACAACTACCTGTTCGCAGGCGACGCGACGAGCCTCTATCTGCAGGCACCGGGCAACACGGGATTTTCCGCACTCAACACGAATTACAACGTGGCCGCCGGCGAGCGCTGGTATTTCACGCAGTACGGCGCGAACATCATCGCGGCTTCGTACGGCCAGAACCTGCAATCGTACGTGCTCGATTCGAGCTCGGCATTTGCCGATCTGTCAGCCGAGGCGCCGCAGGGTCGTTACATCATGACGATTCGCGATTTCGTCATGGTCGGCAACACGTATGACTCGACGAACGGCGTTCAGCCGCAGCGTGTGCAGTGGTGCGCGATCGACGACCCGACGACGTGGCCGGTTGAGGGCAGCGACATCGAAACCGAACTGCTGGCGGGCTCGCAGATCATCCCTGGCGATCAGGGCTGGATCATGGGGATGGTCGGCAACCTCGGGACTGCCGACGGGGCGATCTTCTTCGAGCGCGGTATCTGGCGCGTCTTGTTTCAGGGCACGCCGACCGTGTTCGGCTTCTATCCGGCGGAAGGCGTGCGCGGGACGCCGGCTCCCAAGAGCCTCGCGCAACTCGGCGCGCTCGTCTATTACCTGGGCGAAGACGGCTTCTACGCGTTCGACGGCACGAATTCGATTCCGATTGGTGTTGACCGCGTTGACAAGACGTTCTGGGCCACTGTGAACCAGAGCTACTTGCAGAACGTCATCGGGTCGGTCGATCCGCTGAATCGTCTTGTCATGTGGCTCTATCCGTCGAATTCAGCGCCTGGCGGTATTCCTGATTCGCTGCTGGTCTATAACTGGTCGCTCGACAAGTGGGGCTTTGCGCAGGTCAACGCCGAATACATTTTCCGCGCGATCACGCAGGGCTATTCGCTCGAATCGCTGGACAGCACCGGCTACAACCTCGACACGCTGCCGTTCTCGCTTGATTCGCGCGTCTGGACGGGCGGACAGGTGCTTATGGCGGCTTTCACGCCCCAGCACAAGCTTGCCTACTTCACGGGCGCGCCGGGCGCTGCAAGCGCCGATACGGTCGAAATGGAGCCATTCTCGAAGACGGGCAAGCGCGCGCTGGTCACGACGACTCGGCCGCTTGTGGACGGCGCATCGCCGACGATCCAGATCGGCGCGCGTAACCGGCTGATCGACACGCCGACGTACAGCGCCGCGAGCGCGATCAACGACAACGGTGAATGCCCGGTGCGCGTCGATGGGCGATATCTGCGCGCGCGCATCAGCCTCTCGGGCGTCTTCACGAATCTTCAGGGCATCGAGATTCCGGACAGCGCCGTGTCACCTACGGGGTCGCGATGAGCACGCAAGGCTATCCGCTCGTGCCCTTGAGCATGAAGAACGAGGCGCAGCATCGGCAGGCACTCGCTCTGACGACGAACAACGCAGCGCAGGGAAAGATCAACGTGTCGTCGCAAGTCACGCTTGCGGCCGGTGCCACGACGACGACGGTGAAGGATTCTCGCATCGGCGCGACGACCGTGATCTCGTTCTGCCCGCTGACTGCTGACGCGGCGGCGGCGCTCTCGGGCCTGTACGTGTCGGCGCAGGTCAAAGGTCAGATGACCTTGACGCACGCGAATACGGCTTCTACCGATCGCACGTTCGCAGTCACTTTCATCGGCTGACACCCATGCTCTACGGCATCCAGATCGCTGAAATCGATGCGGTCTGGCCCGAGGTGCGTCCGTGGATCGAGCAGGCGTGTGCGCGTAATCGCGGCAAGTACGACGCTGATGACATTTTGGCTGGCCTCCTGACGGGTGAGGACCAGCTTTGGATCTGGAAGTCTCCGACGGCATTCGCTGTCGGTATCACCCGTCTCGCGAACTACCCGAAACAGCGCGTTTGCACGATTCGCATCGTCACCGGCCTCAACGCGGCCGAGTGGCAGGACGAAGCGATGGCGACTATTGAGCGCTGGGCGAAGGAAAACGGATGTCACGCGATGGAGCTTTGTGCGCGCCCCGGCTGGGCGAGACGCATGCGCAGCCATGGGTTCGACATGACACACGTCTACATCGAGAAAAAGCTATGAACAATCCGTTTGAGGGAGGTCGCCATGAGTAGCGGAGGTGGCACCACCACGTCAAATTCAGTCACGCAGCCGTGGAGCGGACAGGAACCGTATCTGTCGAGCATCTTTGGCGATGCGAGCGGCCTCTATAACACTGAGGCCTCAAACCCGTCGTCGACCGTTGCACAGTTCACGCCCGCACAGTTGCAAGCGATGGGCCTTACGCAAAGCGAGGCAAATTCGACGAATACCGGACTCGCTTCGAGCGTGAACAACGCAGCCGGCTCGTACACGACGAACCTGCTCAACGGCGACTATCTGAATTCGAACCCGGGCAACTCGACCTTGAGCGCGTATGCCAATGGCTCGATGGCGACGGACCCGTATGAGTCGAGCGCGATGGACGCCGCAAACAGCGCCATCACGCGCGCATACCAGACCGCGACCGCGCCGCAGACATCGAGTGCGATGGAAGCCGCTGGCCGGTACGGATCTGGCGCATATCAGGATGCGGTCAGCCAGAACCAGCAGAACCTCGCCACGCAGCTCGGCAACACCGACGCGACGCTGGCGAACAGCATGTATCAGACGAACCAACAGAACCAGTTGACCGGCGCTGAAGGACTCTCGTCGAACTACAACACCGCGGCGCAGCAGCAACTTACGGGGTCAATGAACGCCCCGAGCGTGACGAGCTCCATCAACAGCGCGATCTCGAATCTGTATAACTCCGGCGGCGAGCAACAGGCGCTGAATCAAGCCGACCTCAGTTCGCCGTGGTCGTTGCTGAGCAATTACGCGAGCCTCGTTGGCGGCAACTATGGAAGCTCGACGTCGACGACGCAGCCGTATTACTCAAACACAACGGGTGAGGCGATCAGCGGCTTGGGCAGCGCTGCGATGCTTGCCGCATTGCTCATGTGAGGTGATCTATGTCGAGCAGCTATCCCTATTTCGGATTCACGGCGCCCGCAGGGCTGCAATCGTCTGGTGGCACGCCTAGCGCGAGCGATATGAGCGCGTTGCTCAACCCCATGACGCAACAACTCGGTAACTCGGGATCTGGCCTGACGTACGGAAGCCAGTTCATGTCGCCGAGCGCGCAATCCTCGAACAGCAATTCGCTTCCTCTGGCGATGCTCGCGATGCGCCAGATGGGAAATGCCGGCCAACGGACGAGCACGCCTCAGTCCACGGCATCGCAACTCAGTTCCGTCATGCCGATGATGGCTCTGATGGGCTCCAATCCGCAGATGCAACAAGGTCTATCGAGCCTCGGCACGAGCCTTGGCGGTCTGCTCGGTGGCAGCTAAGGATCGGGGGCGAACATGGCAGGTCTGATGGATCTTTTGAGCGGCGGGGGGGATTCCTCGTCGAGCGCCGACCCGTCGCAGTCTGGCGGCGGTTCGGGCGGTCTGATGGGCCTTTATACCGACCCGAACAAAGCCGCGCTCATGGGCTTCTTTCAGGGTCTCATGCAGGCTTCGGGACCGTCGCGTATCCCCGTCAACCTCGGGCAAGCGTTCAATGGCGGGATGCAGGGCGCTACGCAAGGTCTCGGGAACGCCATGCAGATGCAGCGCCAAGCGATGCAGATGCGAGCGATGCAAGGCCTCATGGGCGGCGGTGCACAGCAACCGCAACAGAGCGCGCAGCAACAGCCGACGGGTGACGGCAGCGGGGGGCTATTCGGAGCGTCCGCCGGTATGGGGATGCCTGGGTCTCCCAATGCATCGAGCGCGCCGCCCGCGCAGCCTCAAGCGCAGCCGCAGAGCGCGACGCCGCTCATCATGGGCCGCACGCCGCAGCAGCTCTGGAACCAGGGCATGCTGATGAACATGAGCGGGTTCCAGGGCGGCTCGGAACTGATGAGCGAGGCTCTGAAGTACGATCCGACGCTCGCATACGCGCTTCCCACGGACGCAATGAAGAATGTCGCAGCTGCGTACGGCCAGGGCACTCCACAAGCCCAAAGCGCGCTCTCGGGCATCGTCCAAAAGGACGCTACGACCGCGCTGCGCCCCGGCTCTCCGTTCCTCATGAATGGGAAGATATTCAGTACGCCGGGCGCAGCACCAGCCGGCTATATGAACAATTTCAATAACGACACGGGGCAATGGTCGGTCGTGCCTGTGGCGGGCGGCACAGATGCTGTTCGCTCATCGTCTGCGGCAAGCGCCGGCGGCAACGCTCAATACAAACTTCAACAGGTGTGGGATCAAAACGCCAACAACGGTGCCGGCGGCTTTGTTCAGCAAACCGTGGCAAACGTCGCCGACGCAGCGAACGGAAACGGAGCAGCCCCTGCGGTGCCCGTCGGCATTCGAAATAACAACTTCGGCAATATCAAAGGGGCGAACGGCCAATTTTCGACGTTCTCGACGCCGCAGGACGGCATCAATGCGGCCGATCAAATTCTGTCGACGTACGGCAATAAGTACGGCATCAACACGCTAACTGGCATCGCAAACCGGTGGGCACCGAAGGGGGACGGGAACAACGACCCCGCCGCGAAGGCGGCAGCGATGTCAGCGGCCAGTGGTATCGGTGTCAACGATCCAATCAATCTGGGCGATCCAGCTGTACGCGCTCGAATCCTTCCCGCACTGTTCGATACCGAAACGCCCGGATGGCGCAATGCAATCGGAGGTGGCGCATCGGGTCAATCTGCACCAAGCCCGGTTGCCGGCGCGCCCGCGAAAGGCCCCATGGCTTCCGCGCCACCACTCGGCGCGACGAATGCAGCTAACGCAGCGCAAACGGCGCCTAGCGCGCAAATGGCTGAAGCGCAGAGTCACCTCGCTGATTCGGACAATAGCTACCAAGCGTCGCGGCAAGCTCTGCAAAAGATGATCGCCATTACGCAAAACGGAGGCGTCGGTGACTGGGCTACACGCTTCCTTCCGCAAGATGTGGCTAAGCGAGTCAATGGGGATGCGGCTGAATATCTGAAGGCGCACTCCAACTTTGTGAGTTTGCAGGGCAAGGCACTCGGTAACGGGGGAACAGATGCGTCGCGGGACACACTCGATAATTCGGTGCCGACCTTTGATATCCCGGCTGATGCTCGATTGTCGGGCCTGAATGATCAGCTCAATCAGCTCGATTGGAATCACCTGAAGCGCCAGACGCTCAATCCCGTGTTTCAGCAAGGGGATCAAAAGACGTATACCGCGCAGTCGGCTTCGTTTGATAACGCGATTTCCCCGGCGATGATGCCGCAAATCATGAGCCTTCTTAATATGCCGCCTGGACCAGCGCGCGGACAGGCGCTTCAAGCGGCAGCGCAGAATCCGCAGTTGAAAGCAGCGCTTGATATTGTCTCGGGGCAATTCAAATGAGTAGCATCAGCGATGTTATTGCCCGCGATCGTGCCGCTGCGGAGCAACCCCCAGGCATTGCCAGTGTGATCGCTCGGGATGCGTCGACGTCCGGCCCGCCCCCCGCGCAATCGCCCGCGCCACAAGCTTCGCAGCCCCCCATGCTTGCATCGCAGGCAGCGAGCGACCCGCAATACGGCGACCTTTCGGCCGGTGGGATGCCTGCCTTCACGTCAGGACAGGTCGGCCAGATCGCGGGCGGCGCTGCGCACGGCATCGGCAGTCTGGTCAACAACGCGGCGAACCTCGTCGAGCAGGGCGTATCGAGCGGCCTGAACGCCATTCCTGGAATTCGCGACACGGCGCTCGCGCGCGCGGTACGCTCGACAGCCAACGCGGACACGAGCTCGCAAGCGAAGACCGATCAGGATTTCAGCAAGAACGCGTCGCCGGGCGCGCAAGCCGCCTCGATCGTCACGCCGTTCTTTCTGCCGATGGGCAGCGTCGCGGATGCCGGGTCAGCCGTTGGCAATGCGGTGCGCGCGATTCCCGGTATGGGGGGCACGGCTGGGCGCTTGATCGGCGCGGGCCTTGGTAACGCGGCCACAGGTGCGCTGGCGTCGGCCGGATCGCCGATCAACCCGAACGGCCCGGATTACTGGTCGCAGGTTGGCGGAAATGCCGCGCTGGGCGGTTTGCTTGGCGCTGCTGCGCCTGCGGTCGCCTCGGCAGGGCGAGCGGTAGGGAGTGGCGTTACGGGCCTTCTGAGCCCCGTTTTGAACCCGGGACGCTACGTCGGCCAGGGAATCGCAAATGCACTCGGCGATCAGGCTGGCGACGTTGCGGCGAATATCCGCTCGGCGCCGCAGTTCGTGCCCGGCTCACAGCCGACGACCGCGCAGGCCGGCGCAAATCCGACGCTCGTCGCGACAGAAAAGGCCGCGGCTAACGCGAACCCGGATTTCAAGATGGCGCTGGCGCAACGCGGGATCGACAACAACGATGCGCGGTGGGGCGCGCTCATGGGCGTCGCGGGCACGCCGGCCGATCTGCAAGCCGCGCAAGCCGCGCGCGACGCTGCTGCGAGCCCGCTGTACCAGCAAGCGCACGCGGCGACGGCCAATGTCGGACCCGCGTTCATGCGCTACGCACAGATCCCTGAGATGCAGCAGGCAATGCAAGCCGCTCACAGTGCCGCGGCCCTCGACGCTGCAGTCGGGCGCGGCGTGCCTCCCGTGTGGCCGACGCCCACCAGCAACACGATCAACGGCTCGGCGCTCGATTATACGTCGCGCGCGCTCGGCGACATGATCAACGATGCGCAGCGCCAGGGTGCGAACTCGCGCGCGGCGTCGCTTACCGCGCTCAAGAGCAGTGTTGACGGCTGGACCCAGCGATACATTCCCGGCGTGCAGGCAGCGAAGGACGCCTATGCGGCAGGCAGCGTGCCGATCAACACGATGGAGGTCGGACAGCAGATCGCGAACGGATTGGGCACGCGCTCGATGAATGCCGGCGGCGCGCCCGAGATCCAGATGATGCCGTTCCGCAGCGGACTCACGCAGGCCATGCGCGGCGCGCCCTATGGAATCGACGCGAACGCCTTGAATACGCTGCAGGGGATCGGCCAGGACTTGCAGCGCTCGACCGTCTCGAACTCGCTCAAGTCGCCGGGCAGCGACACGGCATACAACCTCGCGGCAAATGGCTGGCTCGCGCGCAATCTGTACGGGCCGGCGTTCGGCGGATCTACGGGGCTAGGTCGCACGATCGCTGGAGTCGGGACCGCCGCGGCAGGTCATCCATGGGCAGGGTTGGCCGCTGCGGGTGGCATTGGCAAGGTGGGGCAAGCGGTCGGCAACCGCCTGAACGCTCAGCTATCGAATCTTCTTCTCAACCCGAACGCTCTGCTTCCGTATTTGGACGCTCGTGCGGCCCCGACCGTCAACGCTGCGCAACAGGCGCTCCCCGGGCTCTTGCAGCGGCAGGTCCTCCCAGCCGCTATCGGCGGGATTACGCGTGGCGGCCTCATGAATTCCAATTAGGACGTTCACGAAGAAGATGATGAGCAGGAAGACCACCCAGTGCTGCTTAATCAGTTCGAAAAGCATGCTGTCTCCGAACCCCGCCGAGTGCGGGGTTTTTTACGATTATAGGTGAACCGAAATGGCCCTTTGGCAGTGGTCCACGACCCCGGCGGATAACGCTACCGCGGGCGCGATCGATTGGGCGGAAGGTCAGCCCCCGAGCACGGTGAACGACTCGGCGCGCCAGATGATGGCCGACGTCGCCGCCTGGTACGCGGGACCGGAGTGGCTGAATTATGGCCTCACGCCCACGTACATCAGCACAACGCAATTCTCGGTCGCCGGGAATCAAACGGCGCTTTATACCGTTGGGCGCCGCGTGCGGACGTTCAACTCGGGTGGCACCGTCTACGGCACGATCAGCGCATCCGTGTTCACGTCCGTGACGACGGTCACGATCGTGCCTGATAACAGCGGGTCGCTTGACAGCGGCCTGTCTGAGGTCGACGTGGGGATGCTCAATCCCGCGTATGCGTCGCTGAGTTCGCTGCCGGGTCTCACGCTGAACGAACCCGCAAACGGCAACAGCACGCTCACGGTGAATGCGCCCAACAGCACGAACGGCGCCGGTATCGAGATGATCGGGAACGGCACGACGACGCCGAACAAATACCTGCGGGTATGGAACGGGAAGTTCTACATCTGGAACAGCACCAACACCACGGCGCTGTGCAGTATTGACGAGACCGGGAATTTCATCGCGATCGGCGATATCACCGCACTCTCGGATGAACGCCTGAAGAAGGATTGGGAAAGCTTGCCTCCTGATTTCGTTCAGCGCTTGGCGAACGTCAAAAGCGGCACATACACACGGATCGATACAGGCATCCGACAGGTGGGCGTGAGTGCGCAATCGCTACTTCCTGTGCTGCAAGAGGCCATTCATGCGGACGACGACGAAAGGCTGAGCGTCGCGTATGGGCAGGCTGCACTCGCGGCATGTGTCGAACTCGCGAAAGAAGTCATTCGCCTTCGCGCTTTGGTGGAACCCGTCAAATGACACTGCCCGCAGCGCTTCCAATTGCGATGTCGGAAATCGCAACCGAGATCGGCACTTCACTGCAACTTCATTTGGGCGACTCGCGGGTTATCGCACTAGCGGGCCAATCGGCTTTGCCTGTCAGCTACAGCGAATTAGTCGGTAAGACCGGGAGCATTACGGGGAACTTAGGCGTTGCCGGAGAGCAAATGCCAAGCGGCGTGTCCTTCGTAAATTTTTCGTTGCCATTCGTCAGCGGACAAACGTCAGGCATTACGTCAAAACCGAGCATTAACTCTTACACGCTGATTTTCACGACCGCTCCAAATTGGAGCGGACAAATAAAAATCACAAACAACACTTCGGGTTCGTACGTGATTCTCACGCAGGAATCCCCAACGGAATGGTTGGGTGTATCGCAAACAGGATCCGGAGCGTGGATTACTCCCGGCAATAACGACAATTTCACGATCGAAATGTATGTGCCTTAGGCCATTTCGCCGTGCGTCCGTTTAGTCACCGCCTTCCATCACAACGCCACCACCTAACTCGATTCCTACCGGGGAAATCATGCCGACGACAGACGAGCTCCACGCCGCCGACCAAGTACACGCTCTTGCAATTGCGGAGATCAAAGCCGCTATTCGAGCCCACGACGAATCGATCGAGCGACACGATCAACACATCGCGAAACTCGACGAGACCGTAGCTACGCTGCGCGAGGCTTACGGCCGAGTGGCGACGAAGGACGACATTCTCGAATTGCGCACGCACATCGGAGAGAAGTTCGACAAGCAACTCACGGATGCGCAAAACGCAGTGCCCGGCAAATACGCCGCGATCTTCACGGGTGGTGCGGTCGTGATCGCCGTCATCGAACTGTTCCTGCGCGTTCATGGATGACGATCTGATCGAGCAGCGTTTCGAGTTCCACGAGGAACGGCTCGACCACTACAGCGAGCGTCTTGAAGCACTCGAAGACACGCGCGAAGTGAAACACGGTCGACGTCTTGAGTGGATTGTGATCGTGCTCGTCGCCATCGAGGCGGTCGTCGAAGTCTTCACGTATTTCCATCCTCATGCCTAGCGTGCTTCAGCTGTACCTAGTCATTCGCAAGCCTCGCAATTTCCTCGTTCTGCTGTGCCTCTTCATCTCGACATCGCTCGCGCTGCATTTCATGCACGGATATGACAGCGATTGGGGCGCGACGAATCTCATGCTGTCGATCGAAGCAACGATCGCGGGGGCCGTCCTGATGATGAAGGCCGAGGAATCGGCCGAAATGCAGCGGCAAAACAGCATCGAACAGGCAAAGATGCTCGCCGGGGTTCTCGCTATCGCGGAAGCCCAGCGCGAGATATTGGCGGACAACGCCGAAGTTCTTCGGGCGCTGCGCGATAGCAATGAACGCGTCTTGAAGGCTCTCATTGAAGGAGAAACCTCATGAAGTATTCGAAGCAGGCGCTTGACCTCGCAAAGGAGTTTGAAGCCGCGAGCGCGCCCGTCCTTACCGCCTACAAGCCGTTTCCCACGGACCCGTGGACGATCGGATGGGGCCACACGAAAGCCGTTCACGAGCACATGACGTGCACTCCTGAGCAGGCCATCGAATTTCTCGAAGAAGATCTGGCCGACGCGCAGAACTACGTCAACCTGTTCGTGAAGATCGGTATCTCGCAGGACGAATTCGATGCGCTTGTCGATTTCGTGCTCAACGTGGGGCCGACGGCGTTCTACCACTCTACGATGCTGCGCCTTCTGAACGAGAACGACATCGATGGCGCGATCGACGAATTCGACAAATGGGACAAGTCGGCCGGCCACGTTGTCGCAGGCCTCTTGCGTCGTCGCGAAGCCGAGCGCGCGCTGTTCGCCCAAGGTGCTGCCCCGGCGGGGGAGCATGCGCCGGAACCGGAGGCGCAATCGTGAACCAGACCTCTCCGGTTTCAACCGGCGCCGCGGCGATCACCGGCGCCATGCTCGGCGGCTGCATCACATGGGGTTGCCAAGCCCTGAAGCTTCCTATTCCCCCCGCAGAAGTCGCTGGCACGATGGGAGCAATCCTGCTCGCGGCCGGCCATGCAGTCGCTGTTCGCTTCTTCAGCAAGCCCACCGACGTTCCAAAGCAGTAACCCTCCAACTTCCCTGAAGGTACTCACCATGTTCAAACGTATGCTGCTTGCGGCAGGCCTTGCCGCGTCCATGTTCCTCGCCGCGTGCTCGTCCACGCAGCAAGCCACCGCCACCGCCGACCTCGCCAAGCTCCAGACGGCCATCTCCGACGGTTGCGCGATCGTCCAACCGACGTTGCAGGCGGTCGCCGTGATCGATCCCGCTGTCGCCGCTGCGTCGACCATCAACGGCGTCGTGTGCACGACCGCTTCGGCGATCTCGGTCACGTCCGCGCAATCGCTGATCACGACGGGCATCCCGGCGATCGAAGCCGCAGTGACGGCCTCGACGTACATCCCGGCAGCGCAGAAGCCGGTCGTGATTGCGGCGTTGGGTGTGTTCCAGCTGACCGTGCAGAACGCGCTGACGGTCTACACGAACGCAACCGCCGCCGCCCCGGCCTCCAGTGCTTCGACCGCTTCCGCGCCGAGTGCAGCGTCGGCCGCATCGGCACCTGCGGCGGCGAGCGCGGCGCAATGATCGACTGGCGCGCAGCAGCGTTGGCCGCAGCTCGGGCCAATGCTGCCTACCTGATCGACGAGAACGCCGCGCGCTCGGCGTTCACCGCGCTCGGCGAAATATGGGTCGGGAACTATGCGAACGCCTCGCACCAGGCCGTGTTGTCGGCCGACAGCGACGGCAACACATTCCTGAGCATCAGCGGCACGCGCGCGAGCGCATTGAAGCTCATGGACGTGTTTTGCGACGTCTCCCTTGAGCCCGTCGCGGTCGAAGGGGGCAATGTCACGCAGGGAGCGGTCGAGGGCATGCGTGACCTGTGGGAATGGGTGCTCGACACCGTTCCGCAGGATGACGTCGTGAATGTCGCCGGTCATTCGTTAGGCGCGTCGCGTACGCACCTGACGCCGCTGTTTCTGCCCGCAAAGCAGATCGGCCAGCTTCACAGCTTCGAGGCACCGAAGTTTGCTGATGCTGGCTACTATGCGGCGCACGCTGCTGCACTGGCTGGCATGGTCTGCGTGCTGAACGGCGCGGATCTGTGGGCGGCGTGGCCGTGGCGTGACAGCCGCTGGCAATCGCGTCCGCTGCTGGACCACGTATGGCTGCGTGACGATGCGGGGAGCTTCGATATTGTCCCGGGTGCGGAATGGCCGGGCGGCGCGAATGGGGGCGATCACGACATCTCGACAGTGCAGCATCGGGTCGAAGTGATCGCCGCGGCGCAGGAAGCTAAAACGACCGCCTGACCATCAGCGCGAGAACGCTTGCCTGCGTCTTCTTGATCGCGGGCAGGAATTCGAGTTCGACCGCCGTCTTTCCGTAGCTGACGCCGATGCTGGGGAGCGCGCCCCAGTTCGAAAACCCAGATCCCCGAATGTAGCCAGCTCGGATCGTCCCCTCGATCGAAAACTCCCCGACCACCGGAAGGGCGTATGAGTATCCGACGTACGCCGCTTTCGCGACCTTGTAATACGAGTCCCGATACGCCACCCCCCCAACGAGCCATCCATCGGCACGATACTCGACGCCGAGTCCAGGATTGAATTCGTTCCAGTGTTGGGGTGCCATCTCCGAGCCATCGAAGTGCCACGACCGAATCGGCACGACGACATCGAAGTCGCCCGCGCGCGCGGCGCCAGAAATCGCGAATGCCAGGCAAATCAGGGCTTGGGCAACCCGCTTTCCTCTCGTATTTTTCAT